GGCTTCGGTCGGCGATGTTTGGGTATCATGAGGCATCCAAATGCAATCGGGAACTGTTATTTGATTTATGGAGCACCGAGAAACGGGAAAGTTTTAGGGATGAAGAAGGATAATTTAGCGTTTAATATTTTTAGACAATGCGGGAATATCACGCAACGTCAGATAAACAAGAGAGGCATAGGTACGTAAAACCAGGCATGAGCAAGGGTGCGTAAAACTAGACAAGGATAAGTAAAAGTAAAAGTAAAGCAAACAAGAATAAGTAAAAGTATGAGTAAAAGTATAGTAAGACAAGATGGTGGCGGGCTGGTCCCGATGAGGTTCGGGGATGACCTGCATTTCCCTCGTATCGACCGGTATAAGGGAGCAAGAGAAAACATGGATGTTATTAACATCCTTAGCCTGGATGTAATGGGCGCATTTGTCCATTGGGACGATGATGTTAAATACTTCTATTGTTTTAATGGGCAATGTTGTGAAGACTGTGGCCCAGCGATTGTACGGCGGATTATACCTATTGTACAATATAGCTTGGTCGGGGACGGGCAATATGGTGCACCGTTATCGGTCAAGTATTTATCGGCTCCAAAAGACCTGTACGATAATCTGATTTTAAAACAGACTATTTTGCAGAAGAAACACGGGCCTAAGATTACCATATCGCAGGTTGATTTGTTTGTTACCTGCACGGATACCGATTATCAGAAGCTTAATTTTGAGATAGCTGATAAATGCCTGTGGCGTCAAAGCAAAGAACAGGTTGAGGAAGTTAAAGGTCTGTATGAAGAATACAAGAGTTTAATCGAATCATCGGTAGCCCGTAAAGTAACACCGGAGAAATATATCGAGATTAAAGAGATGGCAAGCAACCAGGTTAAACCATTTGTTAAAGGGGCAACATGGGGTGCCACACCGGTAATGAAACCGGCTCCGGTTATGAAGCCTGCACCGGCATTAAAACCGGCTATGAAACAACAGACGCCTGCCTTGGCTTCACCGGTCATAGAAGAAACAAGCGATGCAACGGATGACTGGGATAACATGGTTGAGCAGCCGGAAGATATAACACCTGAATCGGACCTGGAGATGGAAGCATCCTTGAGTTCCGAGGAAGATGATGACCTTCCGTTCTAAAAAACGGATAATGTACATGTAATACCGGTTATGCGATTATTTGTTTATAGCAGAACGAAGGAAGCACGACAAGCCCCAGATATAATAGTTTCTATTGACCCTGGGTTAAAAACAACCGGTATTGCAATCTTAAATAAGGTGAATGCAACCGTTAGCATGTCGGCCTTTGAATGGCCGGATATTAACATTGCGAAAACATATCTGCCGGACTTGATTTTACATATTAGGTATACAGTCCGGCAGGTAATAAAAGATATTATAAAGAAGTTTAAAGAAACGATTGATTGTATTATTGAATTTCCGCATATAACTGGTGAGTACGCAGTAGGTATGAGTATGGTATGTACTACATGGCTGCATGAATTATTCAGGGTTAGAACCGTCAGGAACGTTATATTTATACAAAACAAGGTTCCAGAGTTTTTTATGCGGAAACGGAGCGTAACTTCTTTGGAGACGGTTTATTATGCCAGGGAAACGTTACCCCGATTTGTTCCGCCTAAAGAGGTAGCTACCCATGCGTACGATGCACTGTTATATCTGTTGTTTGTCTGTTTTGACTGGTTTTCGGCGTTTATTAAAGAGGGGACAGTCAGGAAACCTGTCCCTGAGATAGTAAGTTTAACTTGGAAATAGGATATGGCGAAAAAGATTGATTTAAGTAGATTTGAATGTTTGACCGAGCATATTGTCCCGACTGGCGTTCTGGCCTTGGATATTGTGCTGGGCGGCGGGGTTGAACGGGGCGATATGGTTGAGTTTAGCAGTAGTAGCGGGGTAGGTAAATGCGTTGCGCCGTGGAGCATTATTCGGACGCAACACGGGCTGCGCAGGATAAAAGATTTAGTTGGGTTTCTGGATGTTGGTATTGATGAGGTAGTAGAACATAGTATTCCGCTGGTTGTAGACGGCAAGAATGTTAAAAGTAAAGGTGTTTACAGGGGTGGTATATCCGAGGTAATCAGCGTCAAGACCGCATCGGGTGGATGTATAACCGGTAGTTTAACGCATCCGGTGTTACTGGATAACGGCGAGTACAGGAAACTGGCGGATATTAAGTTAGGCGATAACCTTGTAATTGATACTAAACCGGTTGAGTATACCAATGATAGATATTGTATTATTAGCCTTGGCCAGCCCGAAGAAACATCCTGTGATTTTAAGATAACCGAAGATTTCGCAAGGGCACTGGGTTTCTTTTATAGGGATGCAATCGAGATAGAATCATCTGGGGACGGCAACAATTATTTTTATAGCAGTAAATGTTCTGATAAGATTGATTTTATTAGGGCTGAACTATCAAAGATAGCTAAGGTAATATCTACGTCTAAACATAGTATTACGTTTTCGACTGCAAACAATTTTAGCGGGCTATCCCTGTTAAGCATGTTATTAGGCGAGCAGAGCGATAAGATTACCGGCGGGGCAAAGATACCATGGTTTCTATGGCGGTCACCGTACAGTGTTCAGCTAGCTTGGGTACTGGCATTTTTGGATAGCTGGGCATTAACAAACTTGGATGGGAGCCGAAGTTTAGTGTTTAGTTTTGAGGCAGGTACATTTTGCAAACAGGTCTTAGCTGCCTCCGGCTGGCATTGCAAGCTTGAGAATAGAGATTTATCGTGGTACTTGACTGGGTTTGAGCATATAGACAAAGGATATGTATTTGATGAGGTTGTGCATGTACTGCAAGGCATTAAATCTGATGTATGGGACTTAACCAATAGCGAGACCAATTCGTTTATTGCCGATGGTTTCATTGTGCATAATAGCACAACGTTACTACAATGTTGCGCTAATAAGATGATACACGGTAAGAAGGTAGCGTATCTGGATGTTGAACGGGGTGTTAAACGGTCAATCCTGAATAGTATGGGTATCCTACCGTATGCAGGAAGCAAGATAGGCGACCAGTTTTTGATATTAAGTCCTATTACGTATAGTGATTTAGACTTGATTTTGGATGCTGTCATAGATGCTGAGTATGATATGGTTATCCTGGATTCGTTATCGGCGTTGCAACCATCGCAGTTATCCGATAAAGACGTTGAGGATGCAACCGTAGGTGTTAAAGCAAGGTTAAACAGTCAGTTGCTCTGTAAATATAAACCTAAGCTTAGGATGTCGGGTACTAACCTGTGGATAGTAAATCAGGTTCGGATGAAGATAGGGATGGGCTGGGGTCAGATTACAACTGAGGAAAGTACCGGCGGCAACGCAATGTATCATTATCCAGATATTAGGTTACGGGCTTCGATGGGGCCAAAACTAAAACGGGAAGAGAACACCGTAAACGGGAAAGCTGAGGTTGTGTACGGTAACATGGCAAAGCTATGGAGCGTAAAGAACCGGAACGAACGGCCTGACATTAAGGTTCCGCTACCGGTCATCTACGGGAAAGGTATATCAAACCGGCTAACTGTCCGGGATGTACTTAAAACGCAAGGGTTATTGACAGGCGGTGCAGGGGGCCGGTTTAAAATAAACGTGTGCGGGGATACGTTTACCGTCCCGGGGTCGGTAGGTGTTTTAACCTGGATTCAGGAAAACTACGAGAAGGTAGTAGAATGGATGCGGGAGAACGGGTTACTATCAATTGTACATTCAGAGGTTAATACCAGCGAGCTGCCTATAGAAGAGATTGATGTAACCGTTAAGGTTGATTCGGGTAAGGAAGAGAAAGACACAGAAGAAGAGGATGAGGTATCGGAAGATGAATAATAGACAGATAACATTATCGCTCCAGAACTTTCAAGGCATCGAGAATGCAGTTCTTAAGTTTGGCGGCGGGATTACAGCTATCACTGGCCCGAATTCCAGCGGTAAAACATCGGTATTCAGGGCATTGCGGGCTATCCTGTTAAACCCGACCATAGGCAAGCATTACGTCAAGAAAGGCTGTAAAGAAACAAAGGTATCGTTACAGGTTAATGGTTGCCCAGAGGTAACCTGGATTCGGACCCGGGATTCATCTGCGTATAACGTAGAGGGCTCAGGTACATTTGACAAGGCTGGCCGACGTAAGCTGCATGATTACCTGCCTGAATATCCGTTATCAGTTGATGATACTGGCCGGGCAGTGAACGTACAATCTGAATGGGATGTACTGTTTCCGTTTGATAAAAGCAGCACCGAGCTTTTTAAGTTATTTGAAGATATATTCGGGATAGTAGACTCCGCTGGCATCCTGGGGTTAATAGCATCCGATGACAGGGATATAAATAGTAATCTATCAGCCGTTAAAGATAGAATTACGGTTGTAGACGACCAGAAAGATAAATGTAAAGATGTTTTAGTAGGGTGTGATACGGACAAGTTACTTTCTTTACATGAACAGGTAATATCTTTGTTTAAAGAGGTTGATAGTATCTCCAGTGCAGTTGAACAGGTTATCAGGGTTGATAAGGCATTGGATACCTGCTCAGGGCTGGACTTAGATAAAACGTTTAATCTGGAGGTTATCCCTGAGTATAAGCGGCTGGAGAAAGATGTAGATATTTCAGAGGCATTAAATAAGGTACTGGCAGCTAGCGGTAGCATCCCGGACCAGGTTACGGTTGGGTTAGATATACTTAAAGATTATTTATTGGCCGAGCAAGGTATAGAATCAAACTTATCTATTGATAAGGTTTTATCCGCACTATCCAAGGTAGACCTGAATAGACAGTTTGATTTAAGTGTACCGGAACAATATATTGATTTGGATAAGGTTACTGATACATTGGTTTCGGTTGACTTTGAAAATAAAATGCAGGCAGAAGAATTGCACAATCTTGAGGTTGAGCACGGGCAGGCCCAAGAAATGATTGGGCAAGTAGAAAACTGTCCGTTATGTGGGGGTATTCTGCATAAATAGCGTTTAATATAGGTGATAGGAGCAAACAGTTATGTTTGATTATTCAGAGGCATGTTTTAAGACGGAAGATTTGATTTATGAAGATTGTTTATATTCATATATTTGGGATATAGATTCTTCTAATCAAGATAAAGAAAAGGTTTCTCAAGAGAAAGAAAAGGTTTCTCAAGATAAAGAGAAAGATACAGATAAAAAGGAATAGGCATGAAAATTACGGTTGAGGAGTATAAACAGTTAACGGAACGGATTAAATCACTCGGGACACGGGTAGCCAGAATGAAAGGTGTGCTTAGCGAGAAAGAATCGCAGAAAGCAGCTTTACTGGCTAAGCACGGGGTGAATAGTACAGAAGAACTGGTTGCTAAACGGGATAGACTAAAGGAAGATGCAGAGAAGGTTTATTCGGAGGCAGTTAGTTATGTGCAAGAATTGTCTGCTACTTTGGATGAGGTGGAAAACTTGTTAAGAGGTTAACCAATGGATACGTTATCAATTAACGTTGGTAAAGTAACCCAGCGGATTAAAAATCTACAACAGCAGGTTGACCAGTTCGAGGTTGAAAAACTGGGGTTACTGGATAAAGAACAATCGTTATATACCCAGAAAGAACTGGGCAGTAAAACGAAAGAGTTTTTTCGGGCTGCCGTGGATAAAGTGTACGAGGCATCCAGAGGCGAGCTGGAACGGACAATTAATCTTGCGTTACGGTATGTTTTTTATGACAAGGATTATGCGGTTACGGTAGAGATAGAAAGCAAGAAAGGTAAATCTTTATCGTTTACCGTGATTGATAACGGGGTGAACCCGCCGCTTGAGGTTGACCTGAAAGAAGGCACCGGTGCAGGGTTACGTACAGTAGTTAGTTTTGTTATACATTATTATTATTTAACGCAGATAGGTGTGTTACCGTACCTGTTCATTGATGAAGGGTATCATAACGTATCAGCACAGTATAGAGACAGATTTTTCGGGTTTATACGGGAATTAACGTTAAATAAAGGCGGTGGTGTGGTGATTATATCGCATGACCCCGATGTTTTATCGTCCGCTGATAAAATGTATATTGTCTCGGACGGTTTAGTTACAGAGAAAAAATAAAGATTAAGTATTATGAGTAATGATATTAAAAGGTTAGATGGTATACTGCAAAAGTTAAACTGGGTTGAGTTTAAGATTGATGAAATGTTGCGGAACCAGCATGTTTTTATGGATGCTTTGGACACAATGGCTAAAGCATCCAAGATTGACCTGCAAGAACATGTTAAAAAAATAAACGAACCGGTCACGATAATTAAAAAAGAGTTTAAATCAAAGAAACAAGGCTAGATGAGATGTAGATGTATAATAAACGTAAAATTGTGTCTGATGATTTTACAATATCGGAGGAGCTTATCGAATCCAGACGTCGTCAGTTAGCCGAGTTTCTTTATCTTAGGTATGAAGATTTATTACCAAGTAACGGTGAGCTGGATGTGATAGGCGAGATGCTTTTAATGGCAGAGGAACAGCGTTTAGGTGTACAGGATAAGGTTAAGGAAGATAAGAAATGATTAAGGTAGGTATTATAGGCGACACGCATTTGAGCGAACAAACGCCCAGGTCATGGAAAGCGGATTATTCAGTTGTAACATTAAACGATTTAGTTACTGCTGTTAAGATGACTGATGTTTCCATTATTCTAGGTGATTTTTTCCATCGGCCTGTTATCAGCGAGCAGTATAAACTGGAGGTTTCCAGACGGCTGGGCGAGCTAACCACCCCGGTTTATACTATCTGGGGCAACCATGACGTGGAAGGATTGAATCTGGCATCGGCCGACCGGACAAGTCTAAATCTGTTACATGAGTTCGGTGTAGTAAAGGTATTAGATAAAGGTATTACTTTTGACGGGGTATCATTCGATGTGATTGAATTCAAGAAAAACCCTGCAGTACCTAAACATAACAAACAAGAGGACGGTGTACTACTGGGTCATTTTTTCTTTGAGGAACCGTCCGACCCTGCTTTTAGTATATCTAAAGATGAAGTATTTAACAGCGGGTATAAATATGTGTTTCTGGGCCATGAGCATGAGCCCAGGCCGGATATAGAAGGGAACGGTACAGTTTTAGTCCGGCAAGGTGCGCTGTGTCGGAATAGCGCCCATGATTATAACCTGGACCGTGTACCCGCAATATCAATTGTATCGTGTGATAATGGTAAGATTGTCAAGGTAGACCGGAATGTACCAATACCGACTGTACCGGGTGAATCTATTTTCAGGGCAGATATATTACGGAGTCCTGTTAAGAATACAACTACGCTTTTAACCAGTATGACCGATTTACTTGACCGGTTCAAACAATCGGATATGGGGTCAAACAACGTTTTAACAGTTAAAAAAGCGTTAGTCGAGCTGGATACACCAACCGATGTTATGGTGTACCTTGAAGATTTATACCAAAGATTAGGAATGGAGTTTAAGTAATATGGAAGAAAAAGATTATAATGTAGATGAGATTGTAGATGAGATTGAGGCCGGTATCAGCGAGGCAGAAGCCAAAGAGGATAATGATACCGATATGTTATCGGAAGATTTATCTGGACTGGATACATTTGATTATAGTAGTGTGACCGAGCCCCATTGGTTATTTGACCGGTCAACGTTACTTAAATCAATCCTGTTCATGAATACGGCAGTTAAAAATGCAAACAATTTTCTTCTTAAAGTAGTTAAGATTAAGTATAATGATGGGTTTGTCGAGTTTACGGTTAATACCGGCGAGATACAAACATTCGTTAAAGTACCAGTAATAAATAATGATAATCATTTATCAAAGGAATACTTTGTATCGTTTAACTCGTTTTATCTGCTGGTTAGGAACGCTGGCGAGAACATCTTGTTTAGGGATAGGGATAACTGTTTATGTGTAAACGTATTGGATGGCGAGGTTGAGGTTGAAAGCTATAACATTGATAACGATATATTTAACTTTAATTTTACTGTTATAGATGAGAGCGAACCGTTACTGTGTAATGAACTGACCCGGATATTAAAACGGGCGATTGCCTCGATGGCACTGGCACAGCAGCCAGAACAAAACCGGATTTGTTTTGATGATGGCAGGGCATACTCGAATTATATGTATGCGTTTACAGTACAGTCGTATGAAAGCAAGAATCCGTTTGCGTTACGGACACAGGATGCAATTATCCTAAGCCAGATGTTATCGGACACGGCAGCGTTTACCTGGGGTAAAAAAGACGGCGCCAAGAAAGGTTTTATTTTTAAGACCGTGAATGCAATGCTGGTTATCCCTGAGATTGACCTGAAAGGGTTACAAGGACTCTATAAACATGTTGAATCTATCAACGAAGAACTGGCCTGGTTTAACGTGCCAGCGTTATCGTTCTATCGGGTTGTTACACTGGTTAAAGAATTACTTGACGGGGCCGGTAACGTTAAACTACTGGCGAAGGATGGTATGCTAACGTTAAGTGCGGTATGCAGGTCGGGCCGGTTATCCAAGTTTAATCTGGCTAAGATACCCGAGTCACTTAATTTTAATACATCATTTCAGGTGGTCGCTCTTGTTAAGGTACTTAATCTGTTTAGGGATAGCGCCCATGTACAGATAGCAGTAAACGATATGACAATGATGACCGTTAAATCTGAGGATATGTGGGTTGCTTTGGCTGGGATGATGGTTAAAGAATAAACATACCATGAGCATGTATGGTATAGTTATATTACTTTTTATAGTTGTATTGTTTTTTATTGTTTTGGTTACTGCATTAGAGGCCGGTGATGATTTATAAGAGGATAGTTTAATCGTCCGTTTTAATGCCTGTTAGGTTTACTGGGCAGGGTCTATATTATCTTTGGCATCGGGATTAGGTAAAGTTAATCAGGTTAGATATTGTACATGGGGAGGTTACACTCCCCTTTTTATCCGTATTAAGTTTTTATATAATTATGACAAATAAAAGTAAGCTGGCTACCGATACAGATTCTTTCGCAACAACTACTTCAAAAATAACCAATAAAAAATTATCAGTTAACCGGTTTTTTAGTACCAATAAAGACCCGTTCTCAGCAGTATCATGGGTTAAAAAAGATGTCGAGATAACCGACGAGCAGGGTGCGGTTATTTTTAGCCAGAAAGATGTAGCGGCCCCGGAATCATGGTCAGACCTTGCCGTTAAAGTAGTTGTATCAAAGTATTTTTATGGTGAGCACGGCACACCGCAACGGGAAAATTCCATCCGGCAATTGATACATCGGGTTTGTAATACGATAACAGACTGGGGTATTCAAGACGGTTATTTCACGGATAAAACCGGTAAAATCTTTTATGATGAGCTTGCAACGTTATGTTTAAACCAGTACGGCGCATTTAATTCACCGGTCTGGTTTAACGTAGGGTTATATCATGAGTATAATATTGGCGATAAATCATCGGCTGGCAACTGGTATTACGATTCTATCTATTCAAGAGATATTCGTAAGTCTGATACACAGTATGAATACCCGCAATGTAGTGCCTGTTTCATTCAATCGGTCGAAGATAACATGGAAAGTATAATGGGGCTGGTATCCAGCGAAGCCAGACTATTTAAATTTGGCTCGGGCACCGGAACCGACCTTTCTTCTATTCGGGCCAGTAAAGAAAAGCTAAGCGGGGGTGGTCAACCGAGCGGGCCGATGTCATTTTTAAAGATATATGACCAGGTAGCTAACGTGGTTAAGTCAGGCGGGAAGACCCGCAGGGCAGCCAAGATGAACACGTTATGTGACTGGCACGGTGATATTGAAGAGTTTATTGATGCTAAGAAGATAGAAGAAAAGAAGGTTCGAGCGTTAATAGCGCAAGGATACGATAGCTCGTTCAATGGCGAGGCATACGGCAGTGCAATGTACCAAAACGAGAATCTATCGGTCAGGGTATCAGATGATTTTATGCGGGCCGTTGAAGCCGGGGAATCATGGGAGACCAGAGCAGTTACAACAGGCGAAGTATTAGAAACTAAAGATGCAAGAACATTATTTAGAAAGATTGCCGAAGGTACATGGGAATGCGGCGACCCCGGTATACAATTCGACGATAAAATTCAAGAATGGCATACCTGCAAGAAAGCAGGCCGTATAAACTCAAGTAACCCGTGCAGTGAATATCTGTTTATAGACGATTCATCTTGTAACCTTGCATCGTTAAATTTATGTAAGTTTGTCAAGAACGGTAAGTTTGACGTGACCGCTTTTTCACGGGCAGTTGAATTATTCATTATTGCGCAGGATATACTGATTGACCGGTCAAGCTATCCAACCGTAAAGATAGTTAATAATTCTATCCGGTATAGACCGCTGGGGCTGGGGTACGCAAACTTAGGGTCGTTACTAATGCAACTGGGCATGGCCTACGACAGCGAGCGCAGCAGGCGATTTGCGGGCTTTATAACCGGAATACTCACTGGGATAGCTTATTCAACCTCAAACCGGCTGGCGGGCGTTCTGGGGCCGTTTTCGGGGTACCCAGAGAACGAGTCCAGTTTCATAGATGTAATAAGTAAACACAGAGATGAATTTAACCGGTTATACAATGAATTATCCGATGATATGTTATCCATGTTTACCGGTATAGATGACATATCTGGTCTTTGGGATAACGTATATCTGTATGCAAAAGGGCAAGGATTCAGGAATGCACAGGTAACTGTACTGGCACCAACCGGCACAATCTCGTTCATGATGGATTGTAACACGACCGGGGTTGAACCCGAGATAGCATTGGTTAAATATAAGTTTCTGGTCGGGGGCGGTATGTTAAAGCTGGTAAATGGAGGCGTACCAAAAGCATTAAAGAAACTGGGGTATACCGGTGCCCAGATTAAGGAAATTGAACAGTATATTGATACACACGAGACAATTGAACCTGTTACCGAGAACGGAATAACCAAATCGGTTATTAAAAATGAACATCTGCCGGTTTTCGATTGTGCGTTTAAACCCAGGCTGGGGTCCCGGTTTATTAGCTGGGAAGGTCATTTGCGGATGATGTCGGCTATCCAACCGTTCCTGAGCGGCGCAATCAGTAAAACGGTTAATATGCCAGCCGAATCAACCGTTGATGATATAGCGAAAGCATACCAGACTGCATGGAATCTTGGTTTAAAATGTGTAGCTATTTATCGGGATGGGTCAAAGAGTCAGCCGGTCAGAACAACATCCGACAAAGAAGAACAGGATAAACCGGTTGTGAACGGGTTACTGGTTAAAAGTCTGAAAGATAAGATTACCGAGCTTGAAACAGTTATATTTGAGCTAAAGAAAAAGATTGGTAAACCAGTTCGGCATAAGCTGCCTGATACACGTAATGCCGTTAACCATAAATTCGAGATAGGCGGTCATGAAGGATACCTGACAGTTGGGTTATACGCAGACGGGCAGCCGGGCGAGATATTCGTTACAATGGCCAAGGAAGGGTCAACCATAGCAGGGTTAATGGATAGTCTGGCAACGCTGGCTTCTTTAGCGTTGCAATACGGTGTACCACTGGAAGATTTGGTTAGAAAGTTTGCATATCAACGGTTTGAACCGCTGGGCATGACTGCTAACCCCGATATTCGACAAGCAACTTCGATTATAGATTATATATTCAGGTGGTTGGAACTACAGTTTTTAGGGAGCGGGGATGGTTCAGGAGCCGGTGTAGGTGAGACACGCCAGTTAAATGGGCCAGGCAAAGAAACGACTGTATCGTTATCGGATGTATTACGTAGTTATCAGCTAGACGCACCGTTATGTCCGTACTGCGGGCAAACAACGGTTAGAAACGGTAGTTGTTATAAATGTTTAAATTGTGGTGAAAGCTTGGGATGTAGTTAGAGGGAGTGTTAAAAACTGTATGTGAAAAAAAAGTTGGGGTCTATATTAAGTTTGATGGCCGTTGGAGGTAACGGCGTTTAATAGAAATGTAGATTGGGTATTTATAAGTTAGAAAGGAAATAGTGATATGAGAAATAGAATTCGTAGGTTAAGTAGAATGTTAGAGGGTTACCGACCTTTTAATGAACGGTTATCAATTATAATTACCAACATTGTGGATATTATTGATTGGGATGATTCTAAGGAATGCTTTCGTACTAGTTTTGTGAGGGAATCTTCTGATGGTTCTGTTTTTAGCTCAATTGTAGAGCGTCAATTTAATGTTAATGTTAATGGTGCAGATTTTCCTGCTCATCTTTTATATAAGGTAACATATACATTTGAAAGGTCAGATATGCTTCCAACTATTAAAGTAAGTGTTATTCCAAATAGGAGATTTTTCTTTTCTTTATCATTTTTTGGTAGATTCGAGAGGATACACGCTTTATCAGATAGTGAAAATGAAGAATTAAAATCTTTTGTATTTAATTATCCTGATTTATTGGATACAAGTAGCATTGAGAAAAAGTTAAATAAGGGTATATGGCTGAGGAGAGTACTTAATTTATTGAGGGAGCTTTAGATACCCTAGTAATATAATGCCTGACATAAAAGAATAAATAGTTATGATTGGAGAAGACAATCTTTTAACTAATGATAATAAGGAAGAAGAGGAGTTGGAGCTGGAAGGTACTGATACCAGTGTAGTTGTTTCCCCAGAAGAGCAGGAGGATGCAGAACAGGGTATAGAACAGGAAGAGGATACAGGCACCGAGAAAAGCTTGGATGATATACTGCGGGAGGTAGACGAGGATGATGACTTTGAGCTGGTTGAGTTATCGTATGATGATTCGGATGGGGTAGCCAGCTTCAGGTTTGTTTATAACGGGAAGGAATCGGCACCGCAGGATAGGGCAGCGGCAATGTCGGTTCTACGGGATATAAAAGCTTCCGATTTTGATGGTGGTATCATTAACTATTCAATTACGCTCGACCATATTATCTTGGACGGCCAAGGCGAAATATTTGTTACTTTGGACGGTCTGGATAAGTTATTAAAATGGATGGATTAACCCGATTAACCCGGTTATTTGAAGAATTAAGTATAACTGATCGGACAGTTAGTTATATTAAGAATCATTTAACGGCAAGTAACGTTTTAGAGATTACACCGTCAGAAGGCGGTGCTTTGATTACATATATGGTTACTGATGATGCAGGTACAAAAGCGGATACAACACCTAGTTACGGGCATATAACAGTTTTACTTCGGGGCACGTCAGGCGGGCTACGCATGATTGCTTGGGATATAGACGGTGTATCACGGCTGGATAAAACGGTTAAGCTAAGTATAACTGATTTGGAAGAGTTAATTCGGGGTTGACAACTGCTGACTAAAATGTTACAATTCTTACAAAATCTTAAAAATAATTTCACTTTTTGAGAATTTCAAGTGTATTTATATGAAGAACAAGACACCTAAAATGATTGTAAGAGTAACAAAAACTGAGTTTGAAACCGATGATGGAGTCATCCATCAGATACCATTTGAGTTGGATGAAGTCCCAACCGTAGAGGAATTTCAACGTCTCTATGATGAATGGTTTCGACTATTCCAACAGAAAGGATTGATGCCAAATGGCTAAACCCTTCCTAACTATTAAAGAAGCGTCCGAAATGCTCGGTATATCTACCGAAACATTAAGGAATTGGGAACGTGATAACAAAATCACTCCTACCTATACCACAGGTGGACATAGACGTTTTCCACGAATTGAGATTGAAAAGTTGGCAGGAACTTATCGAGAACCGACTATCCCAATCCAACAGAACAGAACGGCGATTTACTGTCGTGTAAGTTCCCATGAACAAAAACAAAAGGGAGATTTGGAACGTCAGGTGGGACGGATGACTACCGAAGCATTGAAAAGAGGATACAACCTTATATCGGTTATTGACGAAGTTGGTTCAGGAATGAACGATAACAGAAAGAAACTCCAAAAACTTTTTGAATTGGTAGAATCAAAACAAATTGACATTGTTTTTATTGAACATAAAGACCGACTTTCAAGATTTTGTTTTAACTATTTGGTTTCCTACTTCAATTCCTGCGGAGTAAAGATTGAGATGGTAGAAAGTGTCATCGGGAAAGGATACGAACAAGAATTAGTTGAAGATATTCTCTCCTTAATGGCGTCATTCAGTGCTAAAATTTACGGACGCAGGAGTTCTCAAAACCGAAAGAAGAAACAAGAGGAAGTCGTAATTCCATGAAAGAAATACTGAAAGCATATCGTATCCAATGTTATCCAAATAATGTTCAAAAGACATTGTTTAGGAAGAATTTTGGTGCGTCAAGATTTGCTTTCAATTTCGCTCTTGAACGAAAGAAGGCAGCGTTTGATAAGAAAGAACGAATTCCGAATGCTATTGAATTACATCGTGAGTTGAATAAACTTAAAGGAACAGATGAGTTGCCTTGGGCATACGAAGTTAGCAAGTGTTCCTTCCAAGAAGCATTGAGAGATTGTGATAAGGCATTCAATAATTTCTTCACTCGTTGTAAGAAGAAAATTAAAGGTAAGAAAGGATTTCCGAAGTTCAAGTCAAAGAAAAACGATAAACAATCATTCCGATTGAATGGTTCAATTTCCATTGAGGATGGATATTGCTGGTTGCCAAGAATAGGAAAGATTAAGTTGTCTGAAAATGATTACTTTGCTGACGACTCTAAAATCCTATCAGCAACCATATCTAAGAAAGCAGACAAATGGTTTGTATCATTTCAAGTCAAGCAACACATCCAAGAGTTGCCTAAATTAGATAAGATTGTCGGCGTCGACTTAGGAGTTAAGACCTTGGCGACTTCTTCCGATGGAAATGTATTTGAGAATCCAAAAGCATTGTCCAAGAATTTGAAAAAGTTAAAACGACAACAAAGACAATTAAGTAGAAAAACGAAAGGAAGTAAGAACAGAGAAAAAGCAAAACAAAAGGTAGCAAGATTACATTATCGTATCGGAAACATTCGTAAAGACGTCTTGCATAAGGCAACCACCAAACTCATTCGTGAGAATCAAACGATTGTGTTGGAGGATTTGAATGTTTCGGGTATGGTCAAAAATCATTGCTTGGCAAGAGCAGTAAATGATGCAGGAATGTTTGAGTTCCGAAGAATGTTGGAATACAAAGCAAGATGGTATGGCAGAGAAATCCAATATGCTGATACGTTCTATCCATCATCAAAGACCTGTTCAAATTGTGGTTGGAAGAATGATGACTTAAAGTTGTCTGATAGGATATTTAAGTGTCAAATTTGTCATCACGAAATGGATAGAGATTTGAACGCTGCTCTTAATTTGAAGAAACTTTATACCGCAAGTTCTGCGGGAATATACGCCTTTGGAGATGGGAGTTCAGATTGTTCGGTAACGAATGATTTTAGCCCGTCGTTGAAAAAGGAATCAAACGGGAAGTTTACATACACGCTAAAACGTGGTGTAGATTTTTGTAAGTTTTGAGGAACGGTTAGATGGGTTTGGTAATTAAAGACGGGTTTGTTCTCGGGTATTCTGGGGATGTGCCAGAACAGCTTGTAATAGAAAATGTTAAAGCGGTTGGCAGAGGTGCCTTTAAACGGTGTAAAAATATCCGTAGTTTGATTGTTAAAGGGCCGTGTATCTTGTATGATAAAGCGTTTAAAGGTTGCCATAAACTACGGAAGGTAGAATTGGTTGATGTACAAGGTATAGGGGCAGAATGTTTTTGTGATTGTGGGAAGCTGAAAGAGGTTAGTTTAGGGGAGCAGGTTAGCTGGATAGGAGAACAAGCTTTCTTTGGATGTACATCATTAAAGAGTGTAAAGATACCGTATAGCATGAGTAATGTACCGCTGGGGGTGTTCTTAAAAGGATGTCGGTTGCATAGATGATTGGATACAAGGTTAGGCTAGACAAAACTGACGGTGAAAAAAAAAAGTTGGGGTCTATATTAAGTTTGATGGCCGTTGGAGGTAACGGCGTTTAGTAGAAATGAATTGAGTATTTATAGAAAGGAATAAAGTATTATGGATAGAGATAAAATGGTAGGTATCATTGATTTTGTATCAGAGTATGATTTTCGAGATGGTTTAAAAGGCAGATTTTCTCCTGATGGCTGTCAAGCTTTGTATGAGTATTTATGGTCGTTTTCGGAAGATATTGGAGAGCCTATTGAATATGACCCTGTTGCTATTCGGGTTGAGTACACTGAATATAAGAGTGCAGCAGAAGCGTTAGAAGATTATGACCCTGATTTAGTTAAAGAATATAGGGAAGAGTACGAAGATGATGTGAACTTTGAACAGGCTTGTTATGAAGAGTTAGAGGACAATACCAAAGTTATAGTTTTTGATGGTGGTGTTATTATCCAAAATTATTAAAAATAGTTATATATAATTGATAGAAGGTGTTTGGGATGGGCAGGTTGGAATGAACTAAGTGTACCGGCTTTAGTTGGCTGGCTAAAATTAATTCACGGGTTTTAGCCAGTTTTTTTATGTAGGTATAGATTTTAGCGTTTAATAGATATGGTATGGGTAAGGTTAGGATACTATTGATACTGTTTTTATCTTGCATGGGTATGCAAGGTGAATCTTTGGAGCAGTTATATAGACTCTCCAAAGAAACCGTGGAAGCGTTCGGGGACGTGTTACCTGCAGGAGACCGGGTAATTAACCAGTTATACTTCACGGTTGTGGTAGAGAGCGGCGGTGGTCATTACAGGGAACAGCTTAGTGGTGGCCCCGCCGTATCATTTTGGCAGATTGAACCGGTCACAGCAGAAGATATTTATTACAGGTATCTGAAAGATAGGCCAAGGTACAAGCGTTGTTTGGAAGAGTATAGCGGGGTTACGAATGTTCCACGTGGAACAATCAGGGATGTTTTGCTTCAGAACGACCGGTTTGCCGCTGGGCTGGCTCGGCTTGTCTATGCAATGGATAGAGGTAGTATCCCTGAAGGCAGCTGGGAAGCTCATGCCCTATATTGGAAGAGTGCATACCAGAAAGGCGGCAGTAAGGGATTAAGTGCCGATAAAGCATTTCGGATGTTCATTGGACATACAAACCAAAAACCATGATACAACAGTTTATTAATCTATACCAGAACGCACGGTCAATTCATGTAATTAAACCGATTGATTCGGAAGAATACCTGGCTTTCATAGATAAGTCTGGGCTGGAGGTTAGACTGGTCTCTGCGGTTAAGCATCTTGAATATCTGCCACATGCCGAAAGGTATTACCCGTTCTTTAACCGGAACAAGATATTCTGGTTAATCCCGATTGATTTCCCGAACGGGTATATAGGCGGGTTTATTCTGCGGTCGTTTACCGGTAAAGATTACAGTATTTTTACTGGGGCAGCTAAAGGCCAGATGTTATACGGCTGGCACGGGTTTACCGGGTTTAAAAGGGGGAACCCAATTATATTGGTTGAAGGCGTTAAAGACCGGGAATATATAGCAAGACAGTACCCGTTTGTGCTGGCTTGTTTAAGTAGTGCGCCTTCGGCATCCAGTATAAATCTAATTCGGGGTTTAACCGATAAAGTGATACTGGCCTTTGATAATGACGATACCGGCCAGAAACAAACTGGTATGGTATCAAAAAAGTTTAAGGAGCAGGGCTGTATTGCACGGAGCATTACTCCGCAGTATGTAAAAGATTGGGGCATGTATTATGGCCGGTCGGGTATGGAAAGATTACTTAAAATATCGCTTATGGAAGTAATACCGGGGTTAGGCTAGGTAAAACTGTATGTGAAAAAAAAAGTTGGGGTCTATATTAAGTTTGATGGCCGTTGGAGGTAACGGCGTTTAGTAGAAATGTAGATTTGATATTTATAGAAAGGAAATAGTGATATGAATAAAGATTTAAGTTGGGTACGCAGTAAGCAAGAGTTTGTTGATTTTATGGTTGACAATGATGATTTCACTCAGGATGTTGCAGAGGTAATTTATGATTATATTATTGAAAATGAAGGTACATTTGAGGGATTAAAAGGGAGAGATATTTATGAATACTTTACTGTTTTTGATACTTATGAGGATGCTGTTTTAGCATTAGATCTTGGTGATGAGATGGGGGATGATATATATGATTATGAAATTGAAGAGGAAGCAGAAAGTGTTCTTAGATCTGTATATGATGTTATAGAAACATCCGAAGGTGCAATAGTTGTATTAGGTTAACTAGAGTTTTATTCATGAAGGTTTGAAATTGATAGAATCTAATGCTTTTAGGGATTGTATCAATTAAAGAGCGTTTAATAGAAATGTAGATTTGATATTTATAGAAAGGGAATAAAGTATTATGGAATTGAGTCGTTATGGTGTGTATTCGGTTACGCAGAAAGTAGAAGGTGTAGGTTTATTGCTTACTTTTGAACAATTTATTGAGATTGTTCCAAAAATAACATCGTTTTCACGGGGAGCTGCTGCGGCTATTTACGACCATCTTGATATAGCAGAAAGAAATGCTATTTTATTAGACATATTTGAACTTGAAGATATGTATACCGAGTTTAACTCTGCTTTGGAAGCTTGGGAAGCTTTAGGTATTGATGACCCAATAGACGATGAAGCAATAGCTTTAGATGCTTTACAAAGCAATGAATATATATTACCTGCGGGTCGAGGTGTAGTAGTAATAGCTAATTATCAAACCGAGTCTGAAAGATATAGAAAAGCATTTAGATAGTTTTTATATAACATCTATATTAAACATACATCTAACCGGCTAAGGCAATAATACGGTTTTTTCATGCCTTAGCTGGTTTTTATGTTGGTCCCGGTTTTAGCGTTTAATAGGTATGGCAGGAGATTATATGGAATACAAACTAGAGAAGATACAGGATTGGTTTTCGGAGCCGGTTATAAGGGTTCCGGCACAGGATAATAACTTGTTATCCTGTTTTTTATCGGAGGAGAGCAGGGGGTTACTAACTGAGACGGCCAGGAACTCTTTATTAAAGACACTGAAAATACCAGTTAAATTCTTTGACGGGCTATCGTTTACTGTCCAGAAAGATGTGATAAATAATCAGGTTAACCTGCTTCAAGAGCAAGGCATAGACTCGGTTCTTACCATCTGCGAGCCAGGTTCAGGCAGTAACGTGTACGAACAAAGAAAACTGTTTGTAAAGAAACAGGTTGATTATAGTCATGTAACCAAGCTGGAAGAGTATCTAGTAACTGAGAACTGGGTACTACAAGATATAGATTTTGTTAAGGGATACCGTACGTATCTGTACATAGCAGGTAAACCAATTTTAGGTTGCATCCCTGTTATTGTGGTTATAGTTCCGTTCTTTTTATCGGGTAAACTTACTATTGATACCGGATTATTTCATCAGGATAAAGAACGGTTATTGATTGACAGGGATAGGACAGACCATTACAGTTTTTCTGGGCTGGCGTTACAGGATGTTGATTCGGTTATAGCCAGTATCCAGATGGCTCAGGAACGGTTAAACGGGTTACTTATAAAAGATTATGAGGAGCTGTTAAATGACCTGCAAGAGTTACCGTTCTCGGTTCAATCGGCCATTAAACTCGTAGAATCCCAGATTAGGAATGTAGATAGCATGTTCCCGAAACCGTACTGGGTTAAAGTATTGAAAGCAATCAAAAAACACCAGCCGGATATATCGGCTATAGGCAGCACAGAAACGTTACGTAGCTGGCTGGGTTTGGTTTCAATCCTGTTTAGTTGCAAGAAAACACGTGGGTATGTAGACAAGGTTAAGTTTGGCGTACCAATGTTTAAGTTTATTGATTATATACAGTGTAATGTTGAATAGATGTTAACCCAGAAATATAGACCCATATCGTTTGCGGATGTAACCGGACAATCGGTTGCTAAGAGTATCCTGCAAGCTATCTCGAGGCACCCAAAGGATGCGCCTAGGTCACTTGTATTTTCTGGCGAGCGTGGGTTAGGCAAAACAACTTGCAGCCGTATACTGGTTAAGTCGGTTAACTGCAAGACCCGGTCAGGGGATGCCTGCAATGGATGCGAGGCATGTAAAGATACCAAACATTTATATGTCGAGCTGGATTCAGGTGTAGTTGGGAATGTAGATACCATGCGGGATATTCGGGATACTTTGACGTATGCAGTATCGAACGGGTATAGGGTAGTTAACCTTGATGAAACACAGTTGGTATCGAAAGCTGGGCAAGGTACATTACTTAAGGTACTGGAGGAAGCCCCTTCCGGCGTATTTTTTGTTATGTGTACAACTAATCCCGAGCTACTATTACCTACAATTATATCTCGGTCACTGGTTGTACCGTTTGAGCCGTTATCGCAGAATGAGATGACCCAACATTTATCCAAGATAGCCGAGCTGGAAGGTATACAGGCTTCTGAGGATACACTTAACAGGGCAGCCAGGCGGGTAAACGGCCATGTGCGGGATGGTATCCAGCAGCTAGAGATGATTAAACTGATAGGCGAACAAGGTTATAAAGATACATTTAAGATTATAGATGAACAGTTTACGGTATTACTGGATTTATTTATTAAAGGCGACCTTGAGAAAGCTAAACAGGTTGTTCTGGATATAACATCTAACCCGGTTATATACATTGACCAGGATTTTAGTGTTTACATTCGGCGCATTTTAGATGATGTATATTTAAACAAGAACAAAGATAACAGGTTAAAAGATATTGTTAATCATTGGTTACGGATGCACCGGTATCTAAAGTCAACTAATGATTGGTACTTGTTTTTAATGAGTTTAGGTGGTATATTAGGTAAAGGAGGGGGGGATGACAGGCCAACCAGACCAGTTAACCGATTTAGCCGATGAAACGGGATACATTAGTCCAGTTAGTTAATGTATATAATAAACATGGGTATAACTCAAACGAGTTTATTAAACATATTACACCGTACCTGAAATATCTGCAGCATCGGTTAATTGGCCGGACAGACAATGATTTTGAGCAGGATTGTCTAATCCGGTTACTGGATTCGTTTAGGTATTACGACCCGATTTGCGGGGTTAATCTTGCTAGCTGGATATTCACGGTAGTTCGGAACCGGGCATCCAGTTGGCGGGCTAAATCAAAACGGTTACAGCGTGAGAACGGGTATTTGTCCGATGATTTAATCGAGCAGGTCATAGCTGAGCCAGAACAAAGAGATGAAACTGAACCAATGTTATTTGGTGAGGAAGACGTATGTCACTGGTTCTTCTTATCCATGAAAAAGATTAAGATTGATATTGAACCTGGCATGATACACGATGATTTAATGGTACTGGGCAAGAATAACCCGCTGGTCAGGGCGGTCATGTGGGGCAACCTATGCCACGGTACTTCGGCAAGAACATTTATATCTACATTCCCGTTATGAAACATAAAACCAAAAGTAAATATAACTTTAAGTTTAGTAATACACCTGATACAGTAGCGCTAGTCTACATTGCAACCACGTACAGGTTAGATTTAGTATCTTTATTGTTATTATACGAGAAGTACGGGCGGGATATATTTTATTTTTTCTTTATTTTATCGGGTAAATCGGTTACGTTTCCAAAGGCAACCCGGTTTTTACGGATACTGGATTTTGCGAGGGAGGTTAGCCAGTCGCTTGAGGATGACCGAAAACTACAGGTTAAACCACAGTTTAAAGAAGCCTATAAAAGAATAAATGATTTATTTATATCTAATAAATCGAATAATCTTAAGGACGGGTATTTTGAGCATGTAATGGAGATAATGAATAATGAATCAGGAAACCTTGATATTAACACTGATGGAACGGATTAAGTTTCTCGTGGATGAGCTACCGGTTATAGAACGAACAATGCAAAGCTGTCTGGCAACCATATCCTCTCGAAATTTAAATACTATCCAGCTAGAAAACCTGTTTAAATTATATACCGAATTATTCCAGTTTTATAATAATACGGTGGATACGCTTAGGCGAACGTTACTGGCTATAAGCGATACGGTATCGGTAGAAGAAAAAGAGTTATTATCGGGGTATCGTAGATTATCCGACCAGAAAAAACAACATATCATGCAGTTTATTTATGGATAACGAACAAGAATTACCATTAAGTTTTAACGAGTTAAACTCGGTTATATCATCTGAGCTGTCCAGTATGAAAAAGATGGATACAGCTTTGGAGCTGATTGAAGAACAGTTATTATCAATCGACATTTTAAATCAGTTATCGACCAAAGATTTATGTACGGTTTATGAGCTGGCTTTGAAAAGGAAGACAATGAGTCATTCGTTTATATTTAAGATGTTGGATTTAGGCGTTAAAACATCGCTGTTAAATAAAATGTTCGAGATTGAACAGGATGTAAGCGGTAGATTAATTGCGGATGATACTCCTAAGAGCGTTGTACAGGCTAAGGAAGCCTTGAAACGGTTAATTGATAAACGGATAGAAGAAGAAGGTATCCAAGGTACAGTTATAGATGAAAACATAATTGATGAGCGATGATTTAAATAACATTTTAGCTGGGTTAGATATTCAGGAGGCGGACACGCTTCTGTTTGAACTGGATAAAGATTCGTACATTGAACGGCCAGTATCAATTGATACATTTTTATCTGATTCAGATTTTCTGGGTGATGTGATAGGTCGGGAGATATATCCGTTCTGGCGGAATCATTTAACCAAGTTATTCCCGACAACGTTTTATAGTCCGTACTCAGAAGTTATTTTATCGTTACCGATTGGGTCAGGTAAAACCACGTTATCTAATATAAGTATTTTATACGAGATACATAAGTTACTTTGTTTAAAGAGTCCCCAAACGTTTTATAAGGTATATCCGGCAGGGTTAGGTATAGCGTTTGTACTGTTCAGCAGCGTTAAATATCTGGCCGATGACGTTAACTGGAAAGGACTGCAAGCGTTAATGGTAGCCAGCCCGTGGTTTTCTAAAAATATAACTGGCCTGAAACTGGATAGGGAAAGCATGAGTGTTCATGTCGGCAAAGGCGTTTATATCCAGCTAGGGTCAAGCTCGATGCAGGCGTTAGGCAGGGCTATCTTTGGCGGGGTAATGGATGAAGCTAACTTTAGCCGGAGCCGGACAAACGCAGTAGGCGAAAGTTACTCGGCTATCCTGCGTAGAATGGAAAGCCGATTTTTACAGCCAGCCGGTAACATTCCCGGTAAATTATTCTTAATATCTTCGCCTAGGTACGCAACCGATTTCTTATCGGAACGGATGGAAGCATCACGAAACACCAGACGGACATATGTAGTCCGGGATGTGCCTATCTGGGAATTACATCGTGGCTCACGGCGGATGGATAACTATAGCGGGCGTACGTTTCCGTTGTTTCTGGGGTCAGAGACCAAAGACCCGGTTATACTGGCAAAGGAAGGTATCATAGAAGGTTATAACGTCATACAAGTACCAACCGAGTATTACGATGCGTTCGAGACCGATTTATTTTCTGCTATTCGGGATATAGCAGGGTATCCGGTTCACGGTGCAATCTCGCTGTTCCGGTCGGTTGAAAAGATACTGCGGATGTCGGTCGTACCAAATAAATTTACAAAAGATATAATCGACCTTGATTTTAAGGATAACTTCGATACTGTATCACGATATGCCGACATGGAATACTTCAAAAATCCGACACATCCCGAAGCATATCGGTTTATACATATTGATATTGGACTTAAGAATGACCGGCTGGGTATGGCAGCCGTGTACGCTTTGTTTGAGAATCCGTTGTTAGGCGGGCTGCCGGTTGATGAAGAAGGTATACCTATTATCCATGAGATTCGGGATAGACGGTTTTACATGGATTGGATACTTTACGTACAAGCTAAACCAGGTGATGAAATACCAATTTATAAAATTAGGGATTGGATATTAGGGTTACGTACTATTAATTATCCGATTGCCAAGATTACGGCTGACCAGTTTCAAAGCTCTGATTTACGGCAGCAGCTTCGGTTACAAGGACTGGAGGTAGACTGTATATCGGTAGATAGAACTAAAGATGCGTATCATAGCCTGAAAAACGCTATCAATAACGAACGGATATTTATGATTAACCATCCGTTATTGATTAAAGAATTACGGGAGCTACGGGAGGATGACCGGAAGATTGACCATCCTGAGAACGGGAGCAAGGATGGCAGTGATGCCGTAGCCGGTGCATTCTGGTCATGCCTAAGTTCAAATACTATCATGAACCAGTTATTATTACAAAAGCAAGATGAAACTGGCGGGCTGGGGTCTATATTAAAACAGGGACTTGAACAGTACCAGAACAGAAAGCGGCAAGGTAGCTGGGCAACCTTTTTCGGGGAAGGTAATAGCTGGTAACGAAAACAGGATAATATGTCAAATTTAGGATTATATAATAATAGCAGTTTAATTCAGGATGATGTACTGGGTAGCGTCGAATCATTAACGTCCCGGATTATATCGACCTACAAAGATGAGCGTAAACCGTTTACGCATCGGAGCATGGACGATATTAGGGCTCGGGAACGGCGGGATGAGATGGTTCAAAGTTTCATTGGCGTGCTAAACACACGGGCAGGACTAATCCGTACCTATGAAAGCTTACGAAACCTTGACGTTGTCCAGACAATCTTGGATGTAGTCCAAGATGACGGGTTTAGCAGTAGTCAAGATGATAACGTGTTCACGGTTACTTACGAGCCGGAAGAAGAAGATGAATTATCCGAGAAAATAAATGATGAAGTACAATCATTCATACAACGGGTCGGGTTACGTGATTTCGTTAAAGGTAACATGGAAGACCTGCTGTTATACGGTGAATATCCGTTTAGGATGACCTGCGTGGATGGCCGTGGTATAACCGAGATAATAGATGATGTTAGCCCCGATTCAATCATAGCTTTTTATAAAGGCGGGCTGCCACAGTTTTATGTTGAAAAGATAGCCGATAAAATGGTTATCAGGTCAACGGATGAGATGGGTCATTTTTGTCTGGATAGCCGGAAGATACGGGTTAAAGTAACCGATATGCGGAACCGGATACCCAGGATGGTACCTGAGTATGTTCGGGTAGGCCGGAGCATTGTATACCAGGCAATCTCAAAACTAAAGCGGTTACAGGTATTCGAGATGGCTGCCATAGCCGATAGCCTTAAAAAGGTTATGACACCGTTACTGGTCGGGGTTAGCGTCCCGTCCAGCGCAACCCCGCAAGACGTAGCCGATGTAGTTAAAAAGTACGAGATTGAGTTATCATCGCCAACTACACCTAACGCAACTGACCCCGGCAACTATACATTTTACGATATATTCGAGCTGGTTGGCCGGGTTAAGGTTATACCTAATTATTCGGACGGAAAAGGAAACGTAGGTACAATTGAGATGAGTACCGGACACCAAGCCGATATAGACGCTAAAGAAGACCGGCTCCGGTTATCAGCAGCTAAAGCCGTTGGGATACCGTCCTATTACATCTCGTTAACCGAAGAAGGCGGGTCAAGCAAGCTGGAAACATTAAAGGTTTTCAGCCGGTATAGCCGGAAACTGGTCATGGTACAATCATCAATCGGAGATGGTATCCGTAGTATTATATCTACTCATCTGCGGATGCGTGGCATGGCCGTCCGGGAAGAAAACATTAAAGTCAGGTTTAAATCACTGGTTAATATGGATTTACTGGATAGCGTAGAGTATACCGCTGCCAGTGTAGATATTATGACCGATTTATTCGGGGCACTTGAAAACATCGCCAGTAGCGATGCTGCCCGGATGAAACTTAACCCCGAACGGTTACTTGAGCTGCTTAATAAATTCTTAAGTCCAATGGCAGGTGCAGACGGTGTCCTTGAACTGGATACCGACCCTGAGCTGGGCGACCCCGGCGCCGACGATTTCGGGTTTGATTCGGATTTCGGGGGTGGCGGCCGGAGCGATTATTTTAATGATACCGGCGGGGTAGATGATATAGGCGGTGACTTTGGCGGTGGTGGAGGCGGGCCAGAAAGCGGTGAATTTGGAGCTACGTCGCCTTCTGGGCCGTCCGGTGGCGGGGCAGGCATGTCAGGCAGCCCGTCGCCGGAAGAAGGCGCAGGCGGGCCCGGATTACAGGCTGGGGCAACTCCGTTACCGGCGGGCGGTGAACGGATAGCAGGTCAGTCCGACCGGTTATTAGTATAATTTAATTTAATGGAAGGAAACAATGAATTATGAGATTTGAGGATGTTGAATCACGGCAGATAGCCAGAACGTTATATGGCGTGGATACGGTAGCTGCAATGGACGAGGTATTTTTAAAAGGGCAAGGGGACTATGTGAACAGGGCCCGGAACTGGAAACGTAGTCATGCAACTAAACATGCGTGGCGGAAACACCGACATCATTTTATGCGGGGTATCCGGTCGGCATTACGGCGAAACCAAGGTAAGTTACTAAGGGGTAGCCTGGTTGATGATATAAAGAAAAGTATACGGGAAGGTAAGGCAAAGGATACGGTCAGGCTGGAGATGCACGAGCATTTTAAATATGAATTTTTACGGAAGTTATCGTTATTGGAAAGTTTACTGTTTAAATCATCGACTTATTTTATGCTTGAGGATGCGTACGTGGATGCCAGTCTGCTGGCAGAAGAAGCCAGTAAATCAATGATACTGGTTAAGTTTGGTATTCTGGACGGCGGCGATATACCAAAGGAAGCTGTTGAGATGGTATTAAGTGTTTGCGGGGAAGATTTAGTTTCCGAGTCAATTTGTCGTTTAATAGGAGAGGAAGAGTCACTGGTAGAATGCCTACAGGGCTCGTTAAAATGATTATTTATTGGAATGGGGACAAGGCCAATTAAAGATTTTTTAAATAAGATTGTCTGCGGGGATGCGGTTGATGTTATGCGGCAGATACCGGATAACTCAGTTGACCTGATAATTACCTCCCCGCCGTATAACATTAAAAATTCAACTGGGAATGGTTTAAAAGGGTATAAAAAAGGCAGGTGGGGCAATGCTGGTTTGATAAGTGGATATTCTAATCATGATGATTGTATGCCGCATGATGAGTATGTGGTCTGGCAACGGGAATGTTTATCGGAGATGATGCGGGTTATTCCTGAGCATGGTGCAATTTTCTACAATCATAAATGGCGGGTGCAAGGCGGACTGTTACAGGATAGGCAAGATATAGTTAATGGGTTTCCAGTGCGACAGATTATCATCTGGAAACGGGCCGGTGGAGTTAATTTTAATGACTATTTCTTTTTGCCGTCCTATGAAGTAATTTACCTGATTGCCAAACCTAAGTTTAGATTGCTGCCTACCGCTAACCGGCACGGTGATGTTTGGGTGATACCACAAGAATCTAAGAATACCCATCCTGCACCGTATCCAGTAGCATTAACTGATAGGATTATATCTTCTGTGGGTGCAAAGGTTATTCTTGACCCGTTTATGGGTTCGGGTACAACGGCAATCTCGGCAATAAACTTTAAACGGGATTATATTGGGATAGATAACTCGATGGAGTATTGTCGGATGGCCGAAGACAGGATAAAATCGCATAAAGCTCAACCAACCTTGTTTGATTTAAATCATGATTACAAACCGGAAGCTAATGTAGAATGCTCAGGGTTATCGTTATTTATGGGAGAATTTTATGATTAAACCGACGTTACAATGGCCAGGCAGTAAAATGAAGATGATGGATTGGATATTGTCGGAGTTTCCAGAGCATAAGTGTTTTGTGGATGTTTTTGGTGGCTCCGGTGCAGTATTATTAAATAAAACACCGAGTAATAATGATGTATATAATGATTTGAATGGTAATTTGGCTACTTTGTTCAAGGTGTTATGTAATAAAGATGATACGCAAGAACTGGTTCGGCGGTTGGATAATACGTTATATTCTCGGGATGAGTTTAATTATGCGAAGGATAATGTTGATACGGAACTCGACCCTATCGAACGAGCAAGGTTAATGTTCGTACTTCATAATCAGTCGTTTTCAGGGCTTGGGGGTACTTGGGGGTATGTAATTGCTGCTGATAGATATAAAACTAATCCGCCATATAGGTTTCAGCAGAAGATAAAAGTTCTGCAAGCGGTACATAATCGCATCAAATATGTTACGATTGAGAATTTAAGTTTTTCAGAGATTATCCCTAAATATAGTACACCGGAAACGTTATTTTATCTTGACCCTCCATATTGTCCGACAAGCCGTACTGGGGGGGCAAAATATAAGCATGAGATGGGTTTTGATGAGCATGTTAAGATGGTTGAGATTATGCTGGGTAGTGATGCAATGTTCATTTTATCGGGGTTTGACACTGAAGCTTATAGGCCGTTAGAAAAAGCTGGTTACACAAGAAAAGAGAAGACAAGAGCTGTGACGATAGACCCAAAACTTACTCAGCATCGCACTGAGGTACTTTGGATTTCACCTAATATAAGAAGAGCATCTTTACTGCCGTTATTTATGGAAAATAGTTTAACTTCAATTTAAGGTTGATTTTATGTTTGGTTATGCTATATTAGTTACGGGCAGGGGTTAGGCAAGGTTTTTTGTTTGTTATTGTGGTTGGGATAGGTTCATAGTCATAGTTCGTTTGGTTAGGTCAAGCGGGTATCGTAAAAGATACCCGCTTTTTGTTTTAGATAAAACTGTAGGTGATTTTAGAAAGTTGGGTCTATATTAGATATGTCGGCCTGTTATCAGGTTAAGCTATGTATTTAATTATTGATTTTTAGAGATAGAATTATGAGTAGTATTAGACGGTTAAGTAGTATGTTGGAAGCCAGCCGGGTTTATGGCAGACCTGAAGGCTTCAAGGTTAGAAGGGGCAAGGCCCAGCGGTATCCCGGGATTACGAATATAGATAAACAGGATGATATTGTATCTGAATCCAGAAGGAGAATCAGCAGAAGACCTGTCAGGAGACGGGTTGGTACGTCTGAGTCGAGACTCAGAGCTAACAGGAGCCGTAGACAGGTTGGTACGTCGGAGTCGAGGTTACGGGCAAGTCGATTACGTCGGGGCAGGTTATCCAGACGGGTACGTTAGGAGTAAAGATTTGTGTTGTATCATAGCTACTACCAGTAAATAAACGACACACGGCGGGGAGCTAAGGGATACTCCTGATACCTTTAGCTCCCTTTTATATGATAAACGGTTAAAAAACTGAGTATCGTTTGGAAAAGTTGAGTCTATATTAAATTTTAGGGGGTGGGATAGGCAGAAATAACCTGTAGGAATGATTATATGAGTAGGTTAAAGAGATTAGAACGTCTTTGTAATGAATGGAACCAGAGTCAGCATGATATGTTGAATCCGCAATCATTAAGTACAAAGATATATTCCGAAGAAGACCCGTTAACGTCCACAGGTGTTTTAATGCTGGGTGATTCAGGGCTGGGCAGCGGTAACTTGGTTGTACCGGATGATGTAGTAGATTTATTGAAGGACAAAGAGGAACGTACAGTCGGTGGGGGAGGGTTTGTAACCTTTTTAAAGAATCTGTTAAAGGATGATGATATTGAGGATGTTTATCGGGATACAACTAAACATGGTGGTACTTATTACGAGCTAACGTTTCCGGGGAACAAGATTATCTCGGTAGCGATAACTGGCGAGGTTGAAGGCGAGTATCAGTTATGTGTAATTTATACGGTAGCTGAGGATGAACGGCTGGTCTCGGTTAAAGATTTACCGGAGGGCTTGTTTGACGGGAGCTCGGATGTTGTACCTGATTTATTCCCTGTGGATTGGTTTATTGAAACGGTTCGGGATGCACTGGGCGAGTTTGATGGTGTAGAAGAAGGAGAAGAAGATAATGACGAAGATATGTTTATGGATAAAGATTCATTGGAAGATGATTTGGGAGATGATTCAGAAGATTTTGGGGTTCCTGAAGGTGGAGAAGAAAGACTTGACCGGGAAAGAATAAGTGCCGGTGGCCGGGGCACGGAAGGCGCCCCCAGAGAAAGTTTAAATCGGGGTAAACGGTTTATCCGGTATGGTGGGATTAGATATTTAACTGATTAACCTGTTATGATAGCAGTACAAGAAAAATTCATTGATGTTTGGGGCGGTAAGGCCGGGTTTAAATGGTCGTTAAACGAAGGCGTATCTACGGATGGTAAGAGCGAGGTAGACGGCAAGGTATTTTTAGGGCGGGTAGTAGGCCAGATGTTTGTCCCGGACGGCGTTAGCGATAACCAGCGGTTTTATCCGAGAAGTTTATGGGATAAAACATTGAATAGTCCCGAGCTACAAGAACGGTTAAAGAACCGGCTTATCTTTGGCAAGATAGGTCATGAAGATAAGATTGTAACTGAGGAAGACCTTGAGAAAGGTCGGGTTAGTCATGTGTTGACCAGGTTATGGATAGATGAGGATGGCCGTGGGATGGGCGAGGCATTGATTTACAATACGGAGGCTGGTCGGAATTTGTATACATATCTGAAGGGTGGTAGCGCATTAAAACCGTCTACAAGAGCGAATGGTTGTTACGTTGAGGGCAGGGACAGGGACGGTGTACCTATTGTAGATGAGGATAGTTACATATTTGAAACGGTAGACTTTGTGTTATATCCGGGGTTTAGGCAAGCTAGCACGAGGTTAGTAGAAAACAAAAATATAAAAAACATAAAAAATAAAGTTAATATGGAAAAAACTATTGATGGTAACAGGATATTAACTGAGATGATTGAGTCTCGGACAAGGTTACAGAGTGACCTTTCCAAGGCGTTACAAGAATCCAGCATGTCCAAGAAAAGAGTACGCAAGATGAAAGGCAGCCTGTCCAAGATGAAAGGTCTGGTAGAGAATAAGAACAAGCTTATTTCCGAGTTGCGTAGTAAAGGTAAAGCGGTTTGTGACAAGGCGATTAGCCTGAACAAACGTCAGAAGATGGTTTCCGAGCGGTTAACCGCTTACAGGAAACTGGGTAGCGTTGCACAGATTAAACGCAAGCTGGCCGAGAGCGAGAAAAGCCGCAGGTTTTTCAAGGGGTTAGCTAAACCGAATCAGTTAGCCCGACAATTAAAAGGTATGATTGAAGAGCTTAGACGGTACAGACGGATTGGTAAACCGCACGAGATTGAACGGGCTATCCGGCTGGCTGAAAGTACGCTTAGCAAATATGTACGGATAGGCAAACCGCACGAGATTAACCGGGTGATAGCTAAATCGGAAGGTGTTATTCGTGGGTTACAGGCCAAAGAAAAACAACGGAATTTAACCAGTAAGGTTGAGCGGTATAGCCGGAAATACAGGGTTCCGGTCGAAGATATGCGGTCGATGTTACGGTCGATGCCAGAGTCAAAGGCTGTCCGGCTGGCCGAGAGTATCTCCAGAAGACAGGCCCGTCGGGCTAGGCCAGTTACCCGGAAGCCATCCAGAACCGCCAGGTTATCTGAATCGTATTTATGTGAAGGGCAAAGCAGGGCGGCAGTTGTATTTAAAAATCAGTTAGCACCTGCTACTAATAAAAAATAAATAAAAAGTATAAAACATAAAAATAACTGAAAGGTAAAATAAAATGAGTAAAAGAATGGTATTGGATGAGGATAGACTGATGCAACAGTTGGACAAGGATGCGCAGTATTACCTGCGCAAGTACGGTCCGCAGATGGAAGCATTACAGTATTCTCCTTTGGCCAGAACAAGGGATATATCCTCTTTTGACGTATGCGCTCTTGGTCGACAGCTCCAGCAATGGGACGATTACAAGAATCACATGTTATCGGAATCGGGCGTGTACGGTACGAATGCAGATTTAGGTAAACTGCCTAATGTAGCATTGGATATTGTGACCGCATCGTATGGTAGCAGCATTATTCCTTTGATTTGTAGTACCCAGCCGATTGACGAGCAGCGTGGGATTGTATATTTCAAGGAAACTAAATCACAGACTACCAGAGGTAACGTTACCGAAGGTGACGTGTTAAGTACGCCGTGGCGGGCACCGGACGCTTACCCGAGAGGATTCTCCAACGAGAACATCCCGGTTAGCTTAGGTAACTTTGTAGGTGGTACAACCAGCTATACTGGTACGATTAGTGGTATTAGCAGTTCTAATCCAATCAGACCCAATAGTTTCAGGGTTAAGACTACTTCGGCTTATCTGGCCACCGAAGCACAGGACGACGGGAAAGGTAACTTTTTCGGTGTAGGTATTCAAGGTACAATTAATTACTCCTCGGGTGAATGGGTAATTAATTTATTGGATGACCCCGGAGCCACTGTACCCGTTACAGCATCGTACGGTCAGGATTTTGAAGGCGGTGCGCCGTATCCCCGTATCATTCCGCAGAATAACAGCACCGATATTGAAGCCCAGATTTTTGTGTTGGGCTCCGAGGTTGGTATGTTCAAGGCGTATGCAATGAAGAAACGGTTCGGTTCCATTGCCGAAGATGAGATGATTACCGATTTAACCAATGCAATGACGGCTGAGATTGGTAACACGCTTATTTATATGCTGGAACAGAACGTGACCGGCCCTACGGTTACATGGAACCGGACGCATTCAGGGTATAGCTGGGCAGAGCATAAGCTCGAGCTGAAAGATAGCATTTTACTGTCTGAGAGTAATATCTTGCAGAATGCTGGCCGTGGCAACGTTAGCGTTATCATTGCCGGTAGTGTCGCCTCGGCAACCTTGGCAATGTTACCGGGTTTTCAGCGAACCGAGGTGAACGCTTCGGGGCCAGCGTTATACGGTACGTTAGATGGTATTAGCGTTATCCGTTCGCCACAATCCGACCCGAATCGTATCCTTACTATCTATAAGGGCACGAGCATGTTTGATGCAGCGGTCGTTTACGCACCGTATATGCCGCTCTTTGTGAGCAATACGTTACCGGTACCGAATAACGTGTTACAGCGGCAAGGTATCGCTTGTGTTTGGGCTGGCATGAAAGTTGTCGCTCCTGCATTCATCAATGCGGTAGATATTACTACTTAAGGTATTAACTATTAAGTAATAATTCGTTATACGTATACATGAAAGGGGGTTGACGGGGTGTTATACAGCCTATTATGTCAACCCCTTGTTTTTTAGGGGTAAGTAGAGTTATGTCAAAGTTAATTAAAAATATATCTAAACGGTTTGCTATAGCGATTAACACTAAGCAAGGGGTGGTTACGGTTGTTAAAGGCGGCATGGTACCGGTTGAGGAACTGGCAGAGAATGAGTTCGACCGGTTATTGAATCAGAACCCGTGTTTAATCGAGGTTATAGATATGACAATACCGCCGCCAGTAGTAGAAGTTTTTGAGGATGATTCCGTTAGTTTAGATAAAAGCAGTGATGTAGACAATATACAAGATTTCGGGTTTGAAGCTGGGAAAGAACCGGAGAAAGATTCTAAAAAGGAACCTGTGCCAGAGAAGAAAAAGGAACCTGAGAAAGAAGTTAAACCGAAAGCAAAGAAACAACGGGGCCGAAAACCTAAGAAATAAGGTTATGGTATGTTAACTCAGGAACAAGCAGTAGAAAAGGTTATCTTTGGGGCGGGGCAGCTTTTACTCCGGCCAGAAGATATAGATATTTTACCGCAAGATATATCCAGTCGGTTTTTCATACCTGCGGTTAAAGAATATGAACGGTATCGGCCTGTTATCGTTAAGATACCGTCCGTTATGATTGTAGGCGGTAAATGGCGGGTTCCTGATGATTGTTTAAAGTTAATTAGTTTAAGACCTATTAATGTAATGCGGTCTTGGGGAACACCGTCGCCGTATGTACGGGTATCATCGCATCAATGGTGGGTAGACGAGTTTAACATGTTATGGTGTCCGTCTGGGCAATGGGAGATAGAGTACCAGAAGAAATATACATTATCAAATACGATTGAAGATGAGGTGTTACTGGATGTGGACGGGTTGCAAGGCGACCAGTCATTCTGTTTATCGGCTGAACCGGTTCCGTCAACGGTTAAGTTAGATTACGGTAGCGTAGCAGCCGACCTTGATGGAGTTATAACTGGGGATGGTATAACGAACGGTGTGATTGATTATGGGCATGGTCATGTAACAGTTAAGTTTACTGAACCGACAACTGCACCGGTTAAAGTTAGTTATCGGACTAAATATCCGTTTGTAACGAACATTGATATTGGGGAAGAGATGTTTCTGGATTTGTTTGCTGCTCGGTTTTTGACTGGGTACGCTAATCTAAAGGTACAGATGAATTTGGAAGGTTTACCGGTTAACATTAACCTGGATGATATATTATCGTATGCAAGGGAAAAAGAGTCTAACTATCGGTCAAGGCTGGATTCGGTACAAAAATGGTATTCGTGGTAAGATAACATGGCTAGATGGACAGTAAAAGGTTTGTTACAATCAACCGCTAAACTAACTAAATGGCGGGAACGGGGATATAGCTCCTCTAAATCAAGGCATGTAGTTAAGGTTATACCGTATGCAGGGACAAACCTGTTTGTGATGCAGCAGGAACATTTTGGGTTAACGGTCAATGCGCATCATATAGTTAACCTTTCCTTTTATGATGTGAAGATAACCGATAAAGAGATGCCCTTGGATTTTTTCATGGTTGTACCGTACAAGAACCGGAACTGGTACATAGAAAAACCGGATTTAAGTAAGACGCCATTTAGGTGCAGGTGTACCTGTCCAGATTTTTATTTCAGGTTTGCTTATTGGAACTGGAAAAACGGGGCTATATTCGGGCCTAAACCAAGACAGTATGTCAGGAAGACCCGAACCAGGCCAAGGGTTAACCCGAACGGGTATCCAGGGTTTTGCAAGCATATCCATAACGGGTTATTACTGATGCAATCTAATAACTGGACAAATTTAAAGAAAACACCGTGGTATCTGGCTTATCCAGACTGGGAACGTAAACGAGATGAATTAGTTGGTTATGAATAAAGATAAAAAACCGTATTTTATTTGCGAGGTGTGCGAGTTTGAAGACAGGGGCGATGAGTTTGGGTATTGTCCTTGCTGTTCCCCGGAGCAGTTATCCGAGGATGAGAAAGGTGATGAACCCGATAACGGCAAGGGCGGGCATTGTTATTTTTTAGGGGTGTTACAAGGTATCTGTAGGCTGGATGGTACGGTTTGTGAGTATAAGGCAGACGGCAACTATGAGGATTGTCCAAAGATAGTACCTGACCATGATTAAAAGATATGAATTACTGTAATAAGAGACGGGTTAGTTTAGATATGACCGAGCGGTTACTTAAGGTAGGCGCAAAGATTTCCTCTAAGTTAATCTCTACATTACAGGAACCATTAGGATTTGATGCCGATATATTTTATCCGGTTGGGGAAGGTGTATACGGAGGGTCGGATAACAGTGTTAAATATGACGTGTTACCTACGTTATCCAGACGGGTATTGATAAGTAACCTGATTACCGAACGGTTTTTAGCTGATAAAACGTTAGACGTGTTTAACGAGCTGCAACCGGCAATGTGGATTGAGCCCGAGACAAAGATACCCAGATACTCCAAGGTTATCGTTAAACTGGCTAGCGGTCGGGTTATACAGTTAAAGGTACAGTACGAGTCTGGTATGCTGGGCATAGACCAGGAGATGTTCCATAAATATCCGCTGATACCAATGAGCGCAGTCATTACGGGCACACCGGAGATACTTGAGCATCCACAGGATACGGTTCTGGATTTAGGTGGGACAGGGACGTTATCCGTTTTGGCCAGGGGTGGTGGCACGTTATCATACCAATGGTATAAGGGTGATACTAAGATAACCGGTGCAGATGAAGCTATCTTAACGTTTGATACTGTCTCGGAAGATGATGTCGGGTATTACCGGGTAGTAATAACAAACGAGATTGGTACTGCAACGTCTTATAAAGCATACGTAACGGTTGCATCGTTACCGTTTGTTTTGGTTAATCCGGTTGGCGGTACATTTAACGTTGGGTCAAGATGTACAATGACAGTTTTAGGTGATGGCACCCCGCCTATTAAATATCAATGGTACAAGGATGATGTTATATTGGAGGGCAAGACCGGTAAAACGTTATCTATTAGTAGTGTATCCAGTAGTAATGCAGGGGAGTATAAGGTTAGCATAACCAACCTGAGCGGTAGTATATTTAGCGATTCGGCTATAATTATGGTTAATTGATATGGAAGTTAGACGACATGGTAATATAACAGCTAAGGTGATAAAAGGGTTTCATGAGATGTTGCGTGGTACCGTTAAAGATTTTGTTACTATTACCAAGATTGTTCATGACCCTGATATGGGGTTTAGTCCGATTTTAAAATCCGAGATAGTTACGAATGATTTTATTGCCCAGAACGCAGGCAGACCGGACTGGCTGGCTATTGTATGGAACAGGGATATGCTTCGGCCATGTGCAGAGCAAGGTCGGCAGTTTCAAGGAGTTAAATCAATGGTAAACAAAGCTCCAGAAGCTATATTATATAGGGTTAGATATGTTGACCTGACCATAAATAATATGTTCGTGGCACCTACAATGGATGTGATTGAGTATCTGGAAGAGACCTTTTTATGTTTTTTCCCGAGCGGGCCATTCGATTTTAGTATTGAACGTACACCTAACTTAAACATATTAGCCAGTGTAAAGACTTTTGACACAACTGGGGTATCCAGACTTGGTTATGAAAACTACGGGTCTGTGTCTATATTAAGTACGACGGCTAACATTGTTTACCCGTTAATTTTGGAGCATGACCGGCAGAAACTAATTGCTATAACGGATATGCAGGTTAAAGTTTAACATGAAAGGATTCTAGATGTGAGTAATAGAAAGAAATATAAAGATAGCAAACTAAAAAGTGTTACTTTACGGGATAAAGATAAAGATTTAATGTTTGATGATGTGGATTCTGTTTCTGGGGAGGTAGTTAAAAATGCTGAAACATTCGAGACAGCTAAACCGATTACTCCTCCTGAAGAGGTGCAGGTTATATCTACATTATCAAAATCGGTTAGTTTACGTTATAACGGAGAGACAATAATGTTACCACCTTGGGGTAAAATAAAACTATTAAAACATCTGTTAGGCGGTGTACCAGCAGGCGTAACATTATTAAGTATTAAAAAATAGTAAAAAAATAAGGAAAAATAAATGATATGAGTGCACCAGAAGTAAGAGTTCAAGAGATTGACCTCTCAACGAGAGTTCCGGGGTTTCCGGGCGTGTACGGTGGGATAGTGTTACCCACCGTGAAGGGGCCCGTTGATAAGCCGCAGTTAGTTACAAGTGACACTGACTTGTTACGTAAGTTTACACTGAAAGAAGCAGTACCAATTGACGGGAACGATGCTTTCTTTTCTGCGCTGGCATTCCTGCAAAAATCGGATAAGCTTTGGGTTAAACGATGTGCAGGTGCCGGAGCATTAACCGGCGGGGCAAACTTTGTTTCTACCGGTGATGAAGAGACACAGGCTGAGAACAAGGGATTTACCAAGGGTATTATGGATACAAGCTATGTATCGGTAGCAGATAAGAAGTTAGTATTGTTTGCCCAGAACCCCGGTTCATGGAATAATGATATTAAGATTAAACTGTTCCGGCAACGGCCAATTGAATCTGTTGTATCTGAGTATCCAGGAGATACTTCTGCTGGCAGTGATTCGGTTGAAAACCCCATTAACATTGAAGGTTTTAAGATTGCCTGCAAGCAGGACTGGCAGGATGGTGAACCGGTCAGGATTGCCGCCGCCAGTGATGAATTGGAAGGCGGGGTTGCAGTTAAAAGCTATCGAATCCCAGGCGGGTTAAACGCATCTGGCGTATTTTACGTTGTTAAAGAAGACGAAAAATATGCCGGTGGTAAATGGACATCCACAATCAGACTGGCTACTTCGTATTCAAAAGCGAAGGCAGCAGCAGCGGCAAGGGATAAAGGTAACTCGACTGAATATGAAGCTAACGTAGTTAAACTTAGTAGACGTACCGAAGAAAACATTACGTTACCTTCAACTATATCACAGTTTACCGGTGATACAGTAATACCTATTAAAACTGTATCGGCACCGGGCTGGGTAACAGGCGAAGCAGTATTTGTCGAGGCTAAAGAAGGTGCTTTTCCTACAGGTACACCGGAGGTACTTTACGTTATCCGAACAGGTGTGGACAGCATCCAGTTAGCTGCAAACAAGGATGATGCTTTGGCTGGGATACCATATACATCTGAACAGTCAGGCGGTTCAGCAACAAAGATTACGATTACCGAGCTGCAAGGCATCAAAATTCTGCCGGTTAAGAATACCAAGACACCTAATACTTGTCTGTTAGAGGTATTCTCAGGCGAGGATGAAGAGAATCCGGTTGAGACCTACGTGTTTGCAAGGGAAGCAGGCCGTAAGAACGCCGATGGTAAGAATATCTTTTTAGATACAATCTTGAGTTCATCTGCTTATATTCGGGGTAAAGCTAACAGTGCCGATGTTAACCCGGACGATACGTTTGATGCGGAGACCGGTAAATGGATAACCGACTGTTCGGCAACGGTGGTGAAGGTACAAGGCATCGCTTTACCGATTTCGGGCGGCGATGATGGCGGGCTGGTATCGGACGGGGATATGATTCGGGCCAGCGAAGCTTTCCTGAATCAGGAATCGTATCCGTTAACCGTACTTATGGACGGCGGATATACATCGGTTGCGTACCAGCAGCAGTTGTTAGCTATTGCAGAAGCAAGGAAAGATTGTGTAGCCATACTATCCACACCGGAAGATAGCGAGAACGCCAGTGATTATCTGAATTCTATTGTAGATTTTAAGATGTCGCAGTTAAATCCGAACACATCGTACGGTGCGTTATATACACCGCACGTGCAGGTATACGACCGGTATAATAATGTAGAACGTTGGGTAGCCCCAGACGGGTACGCTGCGGCGGCAATCAGTTATACGGCGTATAACTACGAGATGTGGTATCCGGTAGGCGGGTTTAGACGGGGTGTTATTAACGTTAAAGATACCAATAGACGGTTTACCAAGGGCGAGATGGATTACCTGTACGATAACGGTATCAATCCTATCCGGTTTTATCCGAATAAAGGTATTGTTATCTGGGGCCAGAAAACGCTTAGTGCCAGACCAAGTGCATTAGACCGGCTTAACGTCCGGTTAATGCTTATCGTGATTGAACCGGCATGTGCAACTGCCCTTGAAGACTTCTTGTTCGAGCTGAATGATGAAGCTACCCGAGGGATTATCAGGGCTATGCTGGAGTCTTACATGGATAACATTAAAGCCCGTCGAGGCGTGTACGATTATCAGGTTGTCTGCGATGATACCAATAATTCACAGGATGACATTGATAACTATCGGTTAAACGTTTGGTTATTTGTTAAACCAACTAAAGCTATTGAATATATCCCGTTCAAGGTTGTTATTACCTCTACGGGCATGGACTTTAGTTTGGCTGCACAGAGTGTATAACTAAAAAGATAAGGAGATTATAATTATATGTATCCAGTAATAGATAACATTAGAATGACCGCTGATTTCGCAACGGTATATCAATGGGATGTAAAGTTCCTGACCTGGCCTGCGGCACCTATCGCAGGTGGTATAGGCTGGCCGGACGATGCAGACCTGAATTTCAGATGCGAAAGTACGGATATTCCCGTGTCAACAAATAGTTCTATCACAGTCGCTATTCGGGGACATAAGGTTAAACAACCGGGCATTCAAGAATATGGTATGACGTTTACACTTAATTTTGTGGAAACTGTTGATAATCGCATCTCGCATTTTATTCGTAACTGGCGAGAAGCTTGCAGCAGGTCACAAACAGCGCATCAGTTTACTAAAGCAGAGTTAGATGCAACTATCCTGATTACAAGGTTAAACAGACAGTTGCTCCCTATCTGGGAATATAAACTGATTGGATGCTGGCTAGAGAGCTATACGTTACCTAACCTTGACGGAAGTACCAGTGACGCTCTTAAACCGGGCATGACATTGTCTTACGACTACTTCTTAGACGGCTCAGCAGGCGCCTCGGGGCCCAGCGGAAACATACCATAAAGTAAATTAGGTATATTTGGCTAACATAAAACTCCTTATTGGTCTATATTAAGACTGGGTAGGGAGTTTTTTATTGGGTTAATTTATGTATTTAGATTCGATTGATAAAGTTCGGGCGGTTGAATGGAGCAAGAGTTACCTATGGGACATCTGTTTCTTTGGCGGGAACGGATACGGCCCGCCACCGTATCCGTTTGACTCCTGGTTTCCTGCAACTGAGGTACAAGACCTGGTTTGTAGCGTGAACACGAACGAGTTCTCATCGCCTATGCGCCAGTTCTCTGTTCCGGTGAATAGTAACCTGAGACGGCTAAAAATAGATTTTATTGATGATATATACTGTACATTGGAGAATTATTTCGTTGAATGGATGGATGTACAGATTTTAAATAACGGAAAAGGGGTAACACCTGTTGAGGAATGTTTACGTAGTTTACTTGTTTACAGGCTGGATGCCAGCAGGAAACCGGTAAAAGGGTATCTATACTCGGTATTCCCGGCTGGCGAGCTACCGTTTAATGGCCGGTCCGACTCACAGGCTAACGAGTATGCATTAGACTTTCTGGTTTGGAATTCAAAACGGGTTTTATAAATTATGGTTAGAATTAGCGTTTAATATAGTATGGATATAGTTAGGCACGAAGAATTAAAGAACCAACCGAAGGATGAGAAGCTCCGGTTTTTACCGGAGATAACCGTAACGGAGCTGCCATCGCATTTTAAGGCGTACCCGAAAGGTACGGTTATTAAATATCGCCCGTATTCGTTTGGAGAAGTAAAGAAATTTAACCAAGGCGGTAAAACTATGCAGGATATCTTCCAGATGGCAATGGAAGGCGTTCTGGTGGAAGGCATGGATAAAGATGATTTAACGTACTCAGATGCGTTATATTTATCGTTGCTCCGTAAAATATCATCGTTAGGCGACACGAAGTTTAAGGTTACATATATCTGTTCTGAATGCGGTAAACCGGTTACTGAATCTATCGAGAGTACCAAGATTGGGTTTGATGAGCTGGATATACCTGCTTTACCGGTAGTGGCAGAATTACAACAGACCACCTTAGAATTTAAACCGTTCACGTACGGTAAGTTTATCCAGCTTGTAACCGAAGGCAAGATTGAAGATGAAGTAGCTACAATGGCAGCTATGTGTTCAAACAAACTGTTTCAGGAAGCTTACGATATTATCTATAATTGTAGTACCAGTGACGGGGTTATACTGGAGCACATTGACCGGATACTATATCACGGAACAAAACGGCTAAAGTTTAAATGCGGTAACTGCGGTAAAGAAGACAGGGTAGCGTTGGACGGGAGGGACGCTCTAATCTCTCCCTTTCGTAAATCTGACGAGCTTATTAAAAGCCGAGTTCGCTTTGGCGTATAAACTGCATCAAAGCGTGCTTGACCTGCAATATGTGGATTATGCAGAGGTAAAAAGCATGTGTGACGAGCTAGTTAAAATGTTGACACAACAGGCTAACGCAAGAAAGTAAATGGCAGATAAAATTATAAATGTAAATGATGATAATGTTAAAGGAGAAGGGAGCGGGTTTAAAAAGGGCGGGGAAGATACGGTAACAGGTAACATTACAGGGTCGATTGAGCTGCGGCCTTTAAAACTGGTTGCGCCGGGCACGGCAAGCAAAGATGAATCAGAAGATTTATCGGATGTTTTAAAGGACAAGTATAACAATATATCTGAGCTGGTAGATACCGTTTTAGAGCTGGTTAAAAATAACGGGGCACTCATTAAACGGTTAACGCTTGAGTTTGGTAATCAGGAAGCAGCCAAGAAAAAGGTAACATCGACCAGGAAAAAACCAACATCTAAAAAGGCAAGCACAGCCCCGCCTAAGAAACGGGGTCGGCCTAAGAAAGCTGCGCCTGCACCGGTTTATGATATTGGTCGGGGCGAGATACAAGGTACAGAGGATAAGGTTGAAGCAATAGGCACGGCAAGTAGTCCTGAACAAGGGGTAAGTAGTTTTATTGAATCACCTTTGTTTTTTACGGATATTGACCGGGGTAGTTTAGCCAAGGATAAAGAAGAATCAGATAAAAGTAACTGGGCACTGGTTAATCGAGACCCAACAGCGTTCTTTGAGGATTTAGATGTTAATTGGTTTGAAATCCTTTTAAAGACTATCAATAATATATCGGACAGGCTGGATGAACAAACTAGTTTATTAAACGATAAGTTATTTACGCTGGGTGATATTCGGGAGCTTGTAAAAGGTATTTTAACCGATAGCGACCGGCTTAGAGACCTTGACAGAGAGGCCACAGAACCGCCTGAAATGCCGTCTGAGGCATCAGACCGGGATGAGAAGGACAAGGATAGGGAACGAGGTTTAAGAAGCGGCAGGGGCGGCCGTAGCGGTGGATGGCTTGACCAGCGGTTATATGAGATGACCGGTATGCTGGTTAACTTTGCTGGGCTGGGCGAGCTGGATGATTTACTGGGTATAACCGATTTGGTCTGGGATAATGCCGGTAAGGTATGGGGTAAGATAAAGGATAAGTTTAAGAAGAAAGATAAAAAAGGCCCGGAAACGTTAGACGTAGATATTCTTGACCCTGAGTTTAAAGCTGAGGATGTATCTCCGAGACCGGCAATTGAAGATAGAGTTATAGATGTTGAATCGGTTACGGATGATGTTAAGGACAGGATTACCCGAGACCAGTTACTGTTACCGCCGGTTACATGGGAGTTTCCTGAACAACGGGCAGGGTCACATCCTGTATCGCCTTTAGGCGGTGGCTCAGGAGATATAATTGATGTTGAACCGTTATCAGACGAAGATTTAACGTTGTTACCGCCACCGCCGGAAAGTTTAGAGCTGGTTTTATCGGATGAAGCTAAGGAATACTTAGATACGATTAAAGATGCCAAAGGTATCGAAGGTGGTGAACCGGTCTCGGAAGGGTTAACCAAGGATGACCTGCTAGAAGCGTTAAACAGCCAAAAAACGACCAGTAGCGTTGCATCTTTATCGGAATATACACATGGGAAGCTTGTTACCAGTAAAGATGAGACAGGCGGGCTGGGCAAAGATGGTATAAACGACCTTAAGAAACTGTTAAAACAGATGGCTGGTGAAGGTAGCATGATGTCAATGGCATCCATGCTAATGCTGGCTAAGATAGCTGCGGTAGGCGCAACGGCAGTAGGCGGGTTCATGCTGGGTAAAGAAGCTTTTTCCCGCATGGCCGGGGATAAATATGAGGCTGGGTTAATGGAACAGGTTGAAGGCAACCTGACCGAGAAAGCCAAGACCGATAAAGGCAGGGATATAGCGCATACCAAGGGCGGGTATGAAGAGTCAATCCGAAACCTGAAACTACAGAATGAAGAATTAAAACAGAAAGGCGACCCGTTATCGCTCCGGTTAATCGAAAAAAATAACCGGTTAATGGAATCATACCGGGAACGGGCAGATGAATTGTACAGTGAAGGCGCAACGTTAAAAGCTTTAGAGAGCGGTCGGGATATAGAAGATGTAAAGGCAGAGAATATTTCTACAATTGAACGGCTGGAAAAGGAGCTGGAAGATAAAAATATTGAGGATAGGGCTGCTAAAGAAGAACAACTTAAGTATGAAAAGCTGTTACAGAAAGGACTGGAGAAAGAAGAAGTCAACAGGGCAGCAGCGGAAGCAGCCCGACAGGAAGCTGAGGATAAATTAAAGGAAGAGTCAGGAGAGCTCGAAGATGTAGCTGAGGATGTTAAAGAAGGTATAACCGAAGGGATAGAACAAAGTTTACCGACCATGTCAGAGGCAGTCGCCGTTACAGCGACCCAGGCTACCACACAACCGTCTTTAGAGGATGAGACAGGTACAAGTACCCCGCAATCAATTGAACGGCTTACAACCGATTCTGGAGCGATTTTAGGTACGTCTGTCACGGCTATTGCACCGGTTATAGGTGATACAATACCGGAAGAAAGCACGGCAGGATTAGATGATGTGATAACAGAGCTACCGGACACTGTATCGGGTAACATTAGGTTTTTACATCGGGAAGGTGATGAACCGTTTTATCCGGCGGAACCGTTACAGCGGGGTGTACCAGTTGAACAACGGGCGTTACCGGAGTATAGTGAAGGTCAACCTGTTATCCAGCGGTACGGTGTTTCAGGGGATGTTACCCATGCCAATACAAGGTTAGGTATGGAAGGTGCACCAGTTGAACAAAGACCACTTGAGATAAAAGGCGAGGGCGCACCGGTTTACCAGCGGGGGTATTACGGCGGGCTAACACCGTTTGGAGCAGGTATAAACCTAGGTGGTATAGGTGGTGTACTCCAACAGAGCGGTATTATGCAAGGCAAGCTGGGTGCAATTGACGCTACGTTAGGCGGCGGTATCTCGGGGATGTTATCAGGGCTGGGCACAAAAGAAGGCATCTCAAGAAGTGTGTCAGGACTGGTTCAAGGCGGGTTAAACATACCGGTATCAGATACGTTACAAGCAGGGGTACACGGTTTTTTAGGCGGGGATAGAACGGTACGTAGTCTGGGCGAGCTGGGTAAAACAGCTATTACATCGGGTGATTTTGGTCTGGGCGGTTATTTACAGGATACAAGGGCTGGTCAGGCAGTAACAGTATCCGGTGATTTACTGGGTCAGGTACGTAGTATTAGCCAGTCGATGGGTAATTTACCTGGTCTGGTAACTGGCAAGGTAAAGGAATCAATATCAAAAGGCGAGATACCATCTACAACAGCCGATTTAGTCCGGGATAACGAGCAGCGAAACACCGAGGTACTGGAAAAGATAGCAAGGATAGGTGCTGGCGCAGGTAGTATGTTAGGTGTAGGTTCAACAGCAGGGAGCGGGGGAAGCGGGGGTGGTTCTGTTTCAGTTCAGGATACAAGGATGGGTATGGATGATATAGGTATAATGTTAGTAAACATGGGATATTTCAGTTAGTTATGGGTTTTACATATCAAGATTTAATATCGGGTATATCAGCAGAGAACAGTCAGGTATTGATTGTATCGGATAAATGGACTGTGAAAGGTTTTTTAACGGATGAGATTAGGTTGGATGGTCGCAGTAACTGGCGGGAAGCAGCCGACCCGAAGTTTCAGGATATAGCTAATAAGTATTTAGCGGCTGGAACACTTGCATGGAACCAGATAATGTCGGGGTTGGGCGCAGGCGGAATGACAATGACCAGCCGACAAGTTAAATCATCGGCAACGTTAATGGTTAACTGGGAAGGCTCAGAAAACTTTAGGATAGCTATACCGTTAATCTTTGTTGCTACCAGTAGTCAGGATGATGTTCGGGTACCTATTCGGGCGTTATACGAGGCTATCTATCCTACGTTTGGCGAGTTTGGCAAAGAAACACTGGGCGAGTCTGTAGGCGGTATAGCCGATAACTTTGTTACGGTGATGAACGCCCCGTTGAATTACGAGCGAGGTAACTATTCAAAACCGCAAGGTGTACTCAGGTTAATCTTAGGTAACTGGTTTAAAAGTACATCTATCTTTGTACTGGATGATATTAACTTTAACATGTCATCTCAGTTTATGCCGTCTGGGCTGCCGATTTACGCAACCGGTACGGTTATTCTAACATCATGCCGACCGGTATCATCAACCGAGGTTAAACAATGGATGAGTAAAGGTGCGTCCCCGACACCTAAGTATTTAACTGCCGGTAGCGAGAATGAATATCCAGCTTGGGGCGATACACTTAATACCGAATCAAACGTTGCATTGCCGGATATGGCAGGCAGTACGGACGGTAACGTCAGGTTTTTTGAGGCACCGCAAGCCAGTGAAACAGTATATTAAAAAATGAGTTACGGTATAAATTTAAATGTAGATGCAACACCAAGGTTTGATGCAAGGCGATATGTTGAATTTAACAAGGATGCTCAAACCTATGATATTTTAACATCTGATTTTGTGAATCAACTTGTAGATATTCCAGCAGCAGGCGAGGTACAGATTTTAGTTGATGCAGAACGATTAGACAACATCTCGTATAAACTATATAATTCAACACAATACTGGTGGGTATTGGCTTTATACAATTACATGCCATGTCATAAATATGTAAAACAAGGGACAGTGATTAGGTATTTTAGTTTATCTAACCTTGAGAAGCTTAATTTTTCGTTAAAAGGCGAGAATGATTGATATTAAAGGTCAATTCAGGTTTGTTTTTTCGATAGCGGATTTTGATGATTTTCTATCGGCAGGACAGGTTATTACGTTTACCGTGTTTGAAGAGGCCGGGAATGTGTTACCATCGTTCCGGTTAGAGATTAAACTGATTGAAGAAGATGTTATCAAAGTAATGAACGAAGGTAACATCTTGCAGGTATCGTATGGCCGGGACCAAGACCACATGCGTACTTGTGACCTGCGGATACTGCGGATGGATACATACCCCGATGGCGACCATTTCAGACGGGTATTACTAAGCGGACTGATAGATGCAATCGGCTGGTTAAACGTAACGCATTGCCGTGGGTTTAAAGATAAAACGTCTCTGGATGTAATTGATGAGGTAGCAGCCGATTATTTCACGGTTGATTTACGGGGGAACACGGCTAGGGATACCATGTTATGGTTACAACCGGGGATAACGAACAAACGATTTATAAACGAGGTTTGGTTACATTCGCATATACCGGATTCAACACCGCTGGTAGGTATCACGGCAGATAAACGGTTCTTGCTCCGGTCAACGACGCAACTGAAAGATATTGACTGGCGGTTGGTATACGGCGATTTAACTGATGATAAAGATATACCGTATCAGAGTAATTATCATGTTGAGATGCGCAGCGGGTTCATCAACTCTTGGTACGGGTACGGTCGGGAAAAGAAACTGGTTGACTGGGAATCAGGCAACGTAGTTTTTGATAATGAAGAAGCAGAAGTATTTCTGGCACAGGCAAAGACACTTAACCGGATGGGAGAGATAACGCCCCGGTTCGATAACGCATCGTTCCTGAACGATAATGTTCATGAAAATTACTGGAGCGCATTTATGCGGAATTTATCGTATCTGACAATGGGTTCCTCGGTTAAACTGGTGGTCAGGGTAACGGATTATTACTTTGATGTAGATGTTTTAGATAGTGTTTTGTTTCTGGATAGACGGCAGGATGATAAGAAAGAAGAAGCAATCGAATTCTTTTCTGGCCGGTATGTAGTTAGCAAGGTAGTCAGGAACTTGTCCAGCAGCCAGTTTACAATGAGCCTGGAACTATGCCGGGAAACGTTAAACAGCGGGAAAGGAAATTTACGGTAATATGTTAGTTAATTTTTTGGAGCAGGTTAGCAAGGTAGATAATTTATCGTTACCGCATAAAGGTATTGTAGTAGATAACATCGACCCTAAAAAATTGGGCAGGTTAAAATGTATTGTTAAAGGGTTGTTTGAAGGTGATGATAAAGATATGCTGCCGTGGTGTTTTCCGAGAAATAGCTATGGATTAGGCGGTGGAGGTGATTCAACACCGTATAACAGCGGGTTCAGCGTACCTGAGATAGGCACAGAACTGGAGATACAGTTCCCGTACAAAGATATTTATCATCCGATGTATGTTGGTTTTTGGCAGAGCGAGATAACGCATCAGGTTGGGTTTGACAGTAATTATCCAGAATGTTATGGCTTCAGAGATTCATCTGGAAGCTATATTAAGGTGGATAAGGATGAGGGTTACATGAAATTTAAACATGGGCCTTCGGGAAGCTACTTTGATTTAGATAAAGATGGTAATTTAACAGTTTTTATATCAGGCAATATGCGGGTGCATGTGGCAAAAGATATAGTTATATCGGCGGAAGGCATGGGTAAACTTAACACGGTCAAGAATCTGAAGTTTGACGGGTCACGTATTGACCATAACCTTGACCATGAAACCACGCCTAATCCACCGGAACCGGACAGGGCAATTGAATAACAATGGAAAATAATTTAATTAGACTGGCAAGGGCACAGATTGATTATAATGGTTCGGGTTCCAGACCGTTTTGGGAAGAGTAAGTTATGCCTCAGGTAGTCAGATTAGGTGATGTTTGTACGGGTCATGGATGCTGGCCATCCAGACCGAACG